CGACCTTAAGATTCGTAATCTTCTGCTCTATCCACTGAGCTACGAAGGCTAATTATTTAGTTATCGTCCCACGCCTAAGAATCGAACTTAGCTATCCGAGCGGAAAGAGGGTTACAGCCTCCTGTGTGTTCCATCACTCATGGGTTATGTCTTGCGAGCCCCTAGCAGGTAACGCACCCGCCTTTTCTGATTACAAAACAGACGTTTTACTAATAAACTATAGGGGCAATTTGTATTTAGTTATGAATACGAGGAGATAGAGAGGATCGAACTCTCATCAAATGCTTGGAAGGCGCTTATTCTACCATTAAACTATATCTCCATATTTAATTATTGAGCTAGGGTGCCTAGACTCGAACTAAGACCAGCTGAATCAGAATCAGCGATGCTACCATTTACACTACACCCCATCGGTTAGAGGGGCTGCTGTTGCTTTTTCATCATGTTATTAGTATAACCTACTTTTAAGTAAATGTCAAGCTGGAGATACAGCCTCTTTCCAGGCGTTTGCTCTAATATCTTTGAATACCGGAATTTTTCTATCGATAGGGACGCAAGCCTCTCCTCCGTCAGAGAGAAGCTTCTTTAGATCTTTTTTCTTGATCCAGCCTGACCCGCCAGTTCCATACTCAGCTCCCCAAGAATTTCTCCAACGAAAAACTTCGTGAATTTGATTACCAAACTTAAGATTGGGGTGGTATCCAGTTATCAGTATAGCGTGACCGCCGATCTTTGAACCAGAAACAATGACCAATCCTCCAGGCAGTGTTCCATACATTCCTGAAAACCAAGGGACCCCTAAGACAACTGGGCCCTCTGAAAGGACTGCACTCTTTACGGCTTCAATCCCAAAGCACCATCGGTACTCTCCAATAAAGCCTTGAGACTTCATGACCTTTGCTCCAGCAAGAACTGAGGTTCCTTCGTAGTTTTCTCCAGCCCACTCATCGATCTTCTGAGCAGACTTATAGAAAGATACAGCTAGCATATTCGCACTATGAAATTCTGGCTGAATTGCAGGAGCGGAGGGCTCCGCAAGAAGCTCTCCGGTCCATGCAAAGCCAACGCAGGCGCCTTCCTTGCCTTGATCTAGGACTATGCCTTCTTCCCAAAAAGTAGGGACCTCAGCTATAGAAGAGCTACCCATCTTTTGTTTAAATGAATACTCTCTAGACCTAGGGTCGTGATTAGAGATCCAATCAAGCGTTCTGTTAATCATAAAGCCTTCCTTTGTCTAATACAGTATAGCACTAAAAGTCCCAATCGCTATCCTCTGTGCTCTCGTTCTTTGCTAGGACATAGCTAGATCCACTGCCACTAAAAAAGTCGTGGTTTTCGTTACCACTAGGAGACAGCGCCGATAGGATAGCTGGGCTAACCTCTGAGGTCTCCTTGGGGAATAGGGCGTCATATCCTAGATTCATCAGAGCCTTGTTGGCATTGTATTGTAGAAACTTTTTAACGTCTTCTGTTAGTCCTAATTCATCATACAGCTCTTCGGTGTACTTGGTCTCGTTGTCGAACAGCTCCATAAGAAGGGTGTAGGTATACTCTTTAAGGTGTTCTTGACGCTCTGGAGTCTGTTCTGCTACGGCGAGCTGATATTTATACCCGATAAAATAACCGTGGATCGCCTCATCACGAATTATAAGACGAATCATGTCTGCGGTGTTGGTCAACCTGGAGCGTGAGGATAGATACATTGGCCAGTAGAATCCAGAGTAGAACAAGAAAGACTCTAGCAGTGTAGAGGCTATCTTTCTCTTTAGTGGGTCGTCTCCGTCATAGTTATCAAGGATAATCTCAGCCTTCTTATTGAGATATGGGTTCTCAATGCTCCACCTAAAAGCTTCGTCAATCTCTTCCGTGGAGCATAGGGTAGAAAAGATTGTCGAATATGACTTGGCATGCACACTTTCCATCCAGGCAATGTTAGTATATACTGCCTCTTCATGGGGTGTTCTTGCATCAGGCATTAGGCTCGTAGCCCCGACGGTGGCCTGAATGGTGTCTAGGAGAGTTAGTCCCGTAAACACCTTCTTCGTCGCAGTCTTTTCTTCTTCCGTCAAAGATGCCCAAGATGGAATATCATTAGACACTGGGACCTTCTCTGGAAGCCAGAAGTTAGCCGTCAGCCTGTTCCACACCTCTAGGTCAATAGGGTCTTCAATCCTATTCCAATTAATTGGCTTTACAATACGGCTCATTTAGTTCTCCTTAATAAAATAGTTATAGTTGGCAAGAAACGCATTCTGTTATGTCCGTACCCTCTAGGGCCAGCTGTCTGATACGAATATAGTAGATTGTTTTGATTCCGCTCTTCCAGGCATAAATCTGTGCCTTGTTTACGTCTCTAGTGGTAGCAGTATCCTTGAAGAACAGGGTTAGGGATAGCCCCTGGTCTACGTGCTGTGTAGCCGCGGCATAGGTATCAATAATCTTCTCTGCACCAATCTCGTAGGCATCCTGGAAGTACTCCTTGTTATCGTTAGTTAGGAATGGTGCTGGGTAGTATACCCTGCCTAGTTTGCCTTCCTTACGAATCTCAATCTGAGAAGCAATGGGGTGGATAGAGCTGGTGCTGTTATTGATGTAACTAATAGATCCCGTTGGTGGGACGGCCTGTAGGTTTTGATTGTAGATTCCATACTTCATGACGGACTTTTTAAGCCTGGTCCAGTCTTCCTGTGTAGGTATCTCAATGTTTGAATCTTTAAATAGTTTAGCTACCTTCTTGGTAGCGGGCTTCCACTCCTGAGTTACATACTTATCGAAGTACTCGCCGCTGGCATACTTTGAGTTAGCAAAGTTGTCAAACGGGCTGCCTGTCTGCTTAGCCTTCTGATTTGAGGTCATCAGCGCGTGATAGGCGACGGTATAGAAGTACATGTTTGTGAAGTCAACACCCTCCTCAGAACCATAGAAGATCTTTTCTTTTCCAAGGTATCCATGTAGGTTCATCTGTCCAAGACCAATAGCTCTAGACTTCCTGTTGCCCTCGGCAATTGACATTACAGAGTCTATATAACTAAGGTCGGCAACTGAGGTTAGGGACAACACAGCCACCTTGATGGTCTTAGAAAAGTTTGGGGACTCCATAGCTTTAGCAATATTAAGAGAGCCAAGATTACAACTAATGTCTTTTCCAATTACGTCATAGCTAAGGTCAGCGTTATACGTTGTCGGGGTGTTTACCTGCAAGATTTCAGAGCACAGGTTTGACATATTGATTCTACCCTCTACGGGATTGGCAGCGTTAGCGGTGTCTTCATAAAGAATGTATGGATACCCCGACTCAAACTGCAACTCGGCAATGGTCTGAAACAAGTCTCTAGCATTAATCTTTTTCTTTTTAATGTCAGCGTTGTCTACCATTTCCTGGTACTTCTCTGTTACAGAGATATCTGCCATGGGGACACCATATACCCGCTCCACGTCATACGGGGAGAATAGGTACATGTCTTCGTTCCTCTTTGCCAGCTCAACAGTAATGTCTGGAATAACGACTCCAAGACTAAGGGTTTTAATCCTTACCTTTTCGTCAGCATTTTCTCTCTTGGTATCTAGGAATTGAAGAATGTCTGGGTGGTGAGCATTAAGATATACCGCTCCCGCACCCTGGCGGGCGCCTAGCTGATTGGCATAGCTAAAGCTATCTTCCAGAAGCTTCATAATTGGAAGAACTCCCGAGGACTGGTTCTGAATCTTCTTGATGGGAGCTCCTGCCTCACGCAGGTTTGTCAGGTTAAGAGCGACGCCTCCGCCACGCTTAGAGAGCTGGAGAGAGGAATTGATGGCACGAGAAATAGACTCCATATTGTCTTCGATACGCAACAGGAAGCAGGACACGAATTCCCCGCGCTGTTTCTTTCCTGCATTAAGAAAGGTTGGGGTAGCGGGCTGGAAACGTCCAGTAATAATTTCTTCTAGAACTTCCTGAGCAAAGGTGGAGTCTCCCTCTGCAAGCATGAGAGCGTTCATACAAACCCTATCCTCAAACCTTTCGAGGTAGCGCTCGCCATCAAAAGTCTTTAAGGCGTAGCTGGTGTAGAACTTGTAGGCGCCCAAGAATGTAGAGAACCGAAACTTGTGAGCATATGCCTGTTTAAACAACTTCTTAATGAAGGAAAATCCGTACAGATCCAAGACCTCTTTGTCGTAGTACTCGTTCTCTACAAGATAATCTAGCTTCTCTTCTAGAGTGTGAAAGAATACAGTATTAAGATTGACGTGATCCAAAAAGTAGTGCTTGGCAGCGAGCTTGTCTTTGTCAAACTGAATCTTCTTGTTTTCATCGTACAGGTTGAGCATTGCATTGTAGTCGTGGTAGCTATAAGTCTTATCCATAATTCAGTTGTAACCTTTCTGTTACGTCATTAATATCTTCTGTGGTGCCAAATATTTCTACCCTTGCAATAAGCGGCACCCCTGCTTTTGCACTAATTAAATGGGCGGCCTTGCAAAAGTACTCACCAAAGTTTGTGTTTCCTGTTCCAACTACCCCACGAAGTAGGGCCCGATTCTCCTTGACATTTAAAAAATGTCGTACTTGTCGGGGTATTGCTGTTCGTTCCGAGCCACCACCATAAGTTGGTACAACAAGAACAAACTCCCTAGTATAAATAGGAGCATTGCTACCATCACAATCCATAGGAATCCTATAAGAATTTTCACTTAGCCTCTCTACGAACTTTTTTGTGTTACCTGAATAATTTGAAAAGTAAACAATATCAATGGGTAACTTCAATTATACTCTCCGTTTATTCTAAATGTAGTGTTTGAAACTTAAAGGATGCCCAACATCTTGTGATTAAAGGGCAGAAAACCTATCCAGGTATTCCTGTATATCATCTGGAATGGGCTTGTTCTTATATTGTATCACGTTATCGGGTAGATCCGCAACTTCTGTTTTAGGCCTGCTCTTGTAAGTATGGATCTCAATATCTCCAAAATCCTCTCTCGGAGTATTGACGATGGCTCCGTAGATAGCCCCACAGACGGCGTCAGCGAGGTCCTTAGAGCTTTTGCGAGGGTGATCGACTCGATTGTTCTTCATAATCTTAAGCTGTGTGAGCTCCTCGAACAGCAACTCTATGCCTGGCATTATCAATCGATCTTCGTAAACAAGCATGGCCATATCTTCGTAATGTTTCTTGGCTACCGAAACGGTGTCTGTTCTGATACCGACTTTCTTTAGCTCGTTCTGAATATCAAAGGAGTTCCATCTGTCGAATGTCACCATTCCTAGATCAAAGCCCAGCCTTCTAAGGTTCTGAATCCACTGCTTTACTTCCGATAGGTTTACGGGACCTTCAACTTTTGGTTCCCACCAGGCTACGAAGTCTACGACGACTACGGGAACTACCTGGTTAAGGTCTTTAAGGACTTGAATGCTTACCCACTTCTCTACGTGTGCAATGGCCACAGCACACTTGTCGTGCTTTTGGGCGAGGTCGGCATGGACGTAATACCTGACGTCCTGTCTTGGATGAAAGCTTTCTTCTAGCCTTCTAAATTCATCTAAAGGATTCCTGGCTGACATTGACGAGCGAAGTTTGTCGTGCTGCTTAAAAAAGGCATCCGAAGAAAACTTAGGGTCGCAAGCAAAACGCATCATGGCATCATTCAGGTCTGTATAGAACGCTAGCTTGAAGTCTTCTATCTTTCTTGTTGGGTTTATTTCCCAGGTTGGTCTCTTAAGGGCGTACACCCCTGGAAGGTTGTACGATACGATGTGGTCTTCGTCCCACGTAATCTCTAGGGTATTGCCCTCGCTGTCTTCTGGAAGATCTGGATTTAAGATAAACTTGTGAGTTCTCTCAACCACTTCTTTTTCCATGATAGCCGATTCATACTTTGTAGATATGAAGTCTCCTGGGTATCGGGGGAAAGACAGCAGAACCACTTTGCCAAGGTCAGGGAATCGGGAGTCTACCGAACCTCGGAAAGCCTTATAGATGTTATCGGCTGTCTTCCCCTGCTCGTTGCCTGTCGCGGTCTCTACCGCAAACCCCGAGATCTCATCAAGGATGGCCACCAACAGGTTCAATCCCTCGTGAGACTCACGCTCTGAGTGTCCTGAGTATACTGTGACAGAATGGGGAAACTCTATAGAGTCCATCTTTGAATAATACTTTCCTGCAAACCAGGGAGACTTCTCAACCTTAGTCTTAAAGCCCTTAAAGAAAACGTTCTTTGCCTGTGTTGCGTTAATCGCAATGTTGATAATATCAATGGCGTCACCAGAGGGCTTACCGTAATACACCGCGGGGTCTTTAAGACACAAGAGTTTATAAACTATGTAACATACAGCTACAGTGGAAGTATAGTCTTTTCCAGAATTCCCATGGATAAACCCATTCCCCAGATAGTTGTGACCTGACTCAACAGTACAGGCAAAAACCTCTTGGCTACCAGCGTGCTCTATAGAAATAATCCGATCCCGAAACTCGTCTCCATTCTTTTTAAGGTTGGCATATTCAATTTTTGAAGTAATTTCTAAGATATTGTCAAAGCATTCTGATTTACCCAGCGGTGTCCCGATTAAAGAAATAAATCTATTGATGTGTTTTGAGTGAGTGATAGCCACGCGCCACGTTGGACTATGTTTTTCATCATTCCTAGACTTTCTATGCGCAGAAAACTTAGAGAGTATTCCCAATCTAAGTAGGCTGCTGTGCACTCCAGCGCAAAGGGATTCAGAGTTTAGCTCTAATCCTAGCTGGGTCGAGGTCGAGGAGTCTCTTTTTTGAATACTGCCCCATCCGTCAGTAGCCCATAGACCCTGAATGAGTCCAGCTAAATTTACAGAAGACATGTTTATCCACTCGGGGTTCCAGGGCTTTTTCTCATTATAGTCATGGGAAAGGCCATGCTTTTGGAACCAACTGTTTATTCCGTTTATCCTTATTTGCCAACAGCCTTTCCCGGAAACTGTGTGAACTACCCTACCCCCAAGGTTCTTGATAATTCTTAGAACGTCTTCCTGGACTTCCTTGGTTGCATTGGTAAACATCGGGTTGCGCACGGTGTTGCGCATCCAACTGCCGTCCCCAATCATGTAGCCAATTAGCTTTGCCTCGTCATAAGAGAGCTCGTAAGGACTCGTGGGCTCGTCCCAATTACCATAAATCATGGCAATGTCTCCAACCTCTATGTCTGAAATCTCTAAGTATGATGGGTCTTTTTTGGAAGCATAGGTGACTCCGTGAGGACTGTTCTTCCATCCCAGAAACTTATGTGATAGGTTTCCCGTAAAGCTGTATCCATGTTTAGTCGTTATCGTAAAAACATCGTCATCACCCTCAGAATAGAAGGCCGTGGCTCCATTGGAGACACCTCTAGACTGAATTAGCCCGAAGTCTTCCAGCTTACGATCTATCCTTTTATACCCATATTCTGGAGACCACGCCATCGTAGAACCAATATTTGTCCCCTTGCCAAGCTGGAGAATGATCTCATTCTTTGTAAACTTTTTGTAGTACTGACTACCTTCCTCAAACCCCATCAGCTCCTGTAGCTCTTCTATTTTGTATATTTGGCTCATACCTTCTACAATGTCGTACTGAGGAACCGACAGCGAGGGCTGTCCCAAGAAATCTTTTCCTTCGACAAAAGTTCGAACATCTACAGGTTTCTCCGCAAAGGGGCTGTCTTCTAATACATCAAAAAAATCATCAAACATTGTGAACTATCATTACCGTTTCGTCAAGTTTTTTTGAAGCCTCTGAAAGGCTTTTCATAATCTTATCTTTAATCTCTGGATGATCTGAGGCAATATTTTTTAGAATATTGATAAGTATCTCTTGGCGTCGTTCAATTTCCAGCATTTCCTCAGCCAGCTCTTTGTTTTCCAGCAGACCAGCTTTTTGAAGCATTTCAATTCTCTTGGACTCTATATCCATAACGAGCTTGATCGCCGACGTCTTAGACGCAAGGTTTGCCGTCATCGTTGCCTCATCAATAACCTCGTAGGCTAGACCGATCAGCTTACCGTAGTGTTGGTCAGCAACGGCCAGAGCCTCTTGGGCCCTAGCTCTAATGGCAACATTGTCGGAAGCCAGAATCTGCCACTCTTTAATTAGACCTACAACTTTTACTCTAGGGATTGCTAGCTGCTTAGATATTTTTGTGGCGTCGCTTCCCTTAAGGTATTCTCCTACGACCTTGTTTACTTGGTCAAGATGTTCAACTATCTGTTCTTCGTTTTGCAATGCGCTTCCTCCTTTTGGGAATTCTTTTTATGCGATCAATCTTAAATGATCGCAGGCATCCTGTTCGATGCTTATAAACCTCGTAGCAGTCTATCCACTGGGCGCCTGTGTTTTTGTTTGTGACTAAGGAGTCAAACTTAAACCTTATACCATGCTCACCCTTAATCCTGATGACTTCTCCTTGTTCAATTAAGAATCCTTCAACAGTCACCTCTGGAAGCCTGGCGAAGTGCGAAGGCTTTGGCTTTGAAAGATTTCTAAAGCGTACCATTTATTTTCCCTTTACGTTTGTAGTAAATTATCTGATACTCTAGTATACACTGTCTGAGCATTGGTGTCAATGGCAGGCTCAACGCCAACTCTTTCTTAGGTTGAACTTGTCTATATGAGTGTAGATTGTTGCCAGGGTAACACCGCACTCGTCTGCTATTTCTTGTGGAGTCTTTCTCTCCATTTGATACCTTTTTTTGAGCCAGGCCTCGCTCTTGTACAGCTTGTTTACCATCTAGGAGCTCAACTTGTCCCAGTTGCTTATGGCGTAGTGACCAATCCCAATGGCATCAGCTACGTCATTGTCTTGTGTCGTCCTGCCATACTGTACACTAACAAACCTAATAGTCTTTTGTTTACGGACTTCGCGCTCTCTGGTCTTATACCAAGAATCGCTTTTGCCTGGGTACTCCTTACGTACCGCCAATTTCTCTGGGGTCGTTAGCCTACCATTCCCAATAAATGTTTGCCAAGCTATAGGGTTAATAGACTTAATAGTCTTTGCTCCAGACATAGACATTGAGCCCAGCATAGCCCCTTGAACCAGGGCTAGGTCGGCTACAGTCTTAGGGGAATTCATAAACACTGTGTGCTCAATGACTATATATTCTGGGACACCGTAGTAATTAAAAAAGGCCAGAGACTTCTCTGCGGCATCAGCAATCTTCTCGTAGGTGTTCTTTCCCTTAAAGTTGATCTTGCCAAAAGACTCTAGGTCCTTGTTATCAAAGATAGCAAAGGCTAGACTATTGGTGCTGGCATCAATAGAACAGAGTCTACTGGGAGCGCCGTTAATCGAGTTTATCTTTACCATTAGCAATCCTCTTCATATCTTTGAGAGCCTTAGAGACTTCTCCTGGGTTAATGACACATACTTGACAAATAGTATCGTCGTTGTAAGCTGAAAGGTTTGTTCCACACGCTTTGCACTTTCTAGTTTTGCCCATCATTCGGGTTCTTCTAGATAGTGCATAACGCTGGGCAATTTTTTCTTTTGTTGCCAAATCCCTGCACTCTGTAGAGCAGTAGATTTGGTAGCCTACGTTTGGTTGAAAAGAGTCGTCACACCATTGGCAAGTTTTCATTAGTTATGGGTTCCAAAGCATTTATTTTAACCACGCCGTCTCCAGCCTGGTCACAGACTGCCCTTAGCGGACACGTCTTGCAGATCTTAGAGTTTGCTCGGTAGTTCTTTTGGGGCAGGGTTTTATCCTCCCAAGCCTTACGAACCGTTCTAAGCCAATCAAACGTCTTATCGATCCACTGTGTGTGGTACTCGTTCATTGCTACAGGGATAGCTAGAATCTCATGATTGTTTTTGTTCTCATAGATTAGAACTCCCCTTGTCTTCTTAAGGATTTTCATGTAGATAAGGATCTGGATTAAGTGTCCAGCTTTTGCCTTACCCGTTTTCTTCCTGTACTCAAACCCCTCAGACATAGCTGTCTTGATTTCTCCAAGGAGCTCTTCGTTGTTCCAGTCTAGGATTACGTCGCCATAACCAAAGATTGGGGGGTCTTCGTTAATAATCTTGAACTCTGAATCAATCAAAATCCCAGAGTCTTCAATTGCCTGCTGGATTCTTTCGTGTGACTTTGTACCATTAGTCATGTTGGCGCCTGCGAAGTTGTCCGCATAATCTTCAAAGTTGCCACCTTCAAAGGCCAAGTACCAATACCTTGCGCACTCACCGTGCCCATAAGCTATTGTCGATGGAGCAAAGGTCTTTTTCTGTTGGTGTCTGGATCCGCGCTTGGCGGTATACCCAGACTGCATCTTTTCGACCAGGGCTTCCATTTCTTCGTTCTTCTGAACTGGCTTGGGTGTTGAGGCCAGTAGTTCGCTTAGCAGTGTTTTAGCCATGATTTCCTTCATAATTGTTTGTTCTTATACGCTCTTCGAGAAAATCCCCCACGCTATACCTACCATTCACTCTTTTCATAGGATTATTTTAACACATACTTTAGTGTCTGACAGAATTGTTGCAAAGATTCGGCGGCGGTATAGTATATGTTCTTTTTAGCTCTGTCGGTTTTATCAACATTTGCCATCCAAGTAGCCCGCAGGCTAAGCTTGACCTGAATCGCCTGGAGTCTTACTAACTCCAGGACAGCTATACTCGGAGGAATGTCTGGCTTTAGTATAACCTTGGCAATGAACTCTAGAGCCTCTTTCAGTTCTTCGTCTTGCATATATTCTGCAATCTCAGATAGGCCGTTTATCTTTTCGATTGTTGTTTTATTTTCTTCCACCATACTATTGTACCACCTCTGCCAGCTCAGAGATATCACGCTTGTCCTTGATGCTCAGACTGCTACCTCCTGGGAACCAGGGAAGAAGAATATCATACAGCTCATCCAAAAGAACAACGTCCTGGGCCTGATACTTCTTCATCATGGCCCAAGCCTTAGGGTCGTTGTTTATGCAGTCAATCCAAAGTTGGAAGCCAGTGTGCTTAAACTTGGAACCTACCCCCAGTCTTTGAGCTACATAGTCTAGCTTGTTTGAGGGGAATTTAAAGTTAGCCTTGACCACACTCATCAGGTCTAGGTCCTTAACTGTCGATGTGGGGGTCATTCCAGCTTCTAAGAACTCTCTCTTAATGTGCTTGTGATCAAACCCAGCGGAATTCCAGCCAACAAGAACTTCGGCCTCTTCCATCAGGTCATGAAGCTCTCTTAACATATCCCCTTTGCCGTTGTGGTATACAGAACTAAACACCTGCTTTTTAGTCTTAGATCCCTGCCACTTCGCTCCGAAGCACAGCATTTCTGTGGGCTCAATGATTTGCCCAATGCTAATGTTCTGGTCCCACAAGCCCCATACCCATGCCTTGATGGGCTTTGTTTCTATATCTAACAGTAAGGTTCTCATTTTTTGTCTCTCTCTTCAATCATTTGCTCTAGCAGTGATAGTTCTATCACAACCAGTCTTGTCTTTGTTGTTTGTCCTATAACTACTATTATAGCAGGGTCCGCGTTAGACTTCAAGGCATCGGTCACAGCTTTTGCCCATACATCTGCATTTAGGGTAAAGCTCTTTCCGACCTCCTTAAAGTCTACGATAAAGTTATACCATCTGGCGTCTCCCTTGGTTTGGCCTCTTCCGCTGTTTTTAATTAGCTTGGCCCCAATCCGTTTACCCTCAGACCTTTCGCTCATAGTCCTTCTTATTCTTTTTTGTATTTAGAGAAACAAGATTAAGGTGCTTGTCTTTACATACCCATGTCATTTCTTTTGATTCTGGATAAAACCTCAGACTTGTTGTCATTCTCTTGCATACAGAGCATACGAATTGGCCTTGATAGATGCTGTACCTAGGCACTAATGCCCTCAATCAGCTTTGCTTGCAGCTCAGGATTAGTTTTTACGTACTCGATGTACGCTGGACGTCCTTGGACTTTACTGCCGTCAGGAATAATGTACCAGGCGCCAGTACGCTCTACTAGACCGTACATTTCTGCGGTATCCACCAGGTCTGCAATAGAGTCAATCCCAATAAGATCTCCCTTAAAGTAGAAGTCGTACTCTCCAGTTTCTCCTGGGGGAGACGTCTTTGAGTTCTGGATTTCCCACCGTACTCTACGACCAACTTTTTGCTCAATGAGCTTGTCGTTAGACCTAATCTTTGCCTTGATGGCCTGTGAGTCAGACGATGAGGAGAAAAGCTTTACGATGGTGGAAGACATAAACTGTGTAGCTAGCCCTCCCGTAGGTACAGACTGGGTGTACATAGCTGTAATGTTATTCCTGGCCTGAGAGATTGCCAAAATTAGTGCTGGCTTTTCTTTGTTGTTTGCATAGTTAATCATTAGCCAGGCGTGCTTTAAGTCCTTAGACTCCGCACCGATCTGCTTTGTCTGGTCCAAAGACTTTAGGTCCGAGGTATCCTTCTCAAAGTATACGGCAGGAAGCAGTGAGCTAATGCTATCAATAACAATCATATCGACTCCAGCGTGAAGCAGAGCGACACATACGTCTACCATGTCATTGACACTTCTAGCTTCG